CCAACACAGGCGACCAGAGCGCCGCCAGTGTCGAAGGAAAAGACAGTGTCGCCATCGTCACCGGAAGATACGGTAAGGCTTGCGGAAAAATTGGGTGCGTCCTTTTCCTCATTGAGCGTAATGACGATGGCGAAATCACTGCTCACAAGTCCATCAAAGTAGACGGTAAGCGGTACAAGGAAATGGTTTACTACACTCTCGAGGATGGAAAGGTGGTAAAGGCTGATGATTAACGCAGGCGCAATGATTCGGAAGGCGAGGTTGCGGAAGGGCTTGACACAGGTGGAGGTTTCAAGGGTGAGTCGTCGGAGCGCCACCGCCCTGTGCCAGCTTGAAAAGCGTGGTGACGGTATTTCCTTTTGGCTCTTTGAGGAAATTATGAACTCGATGGGTTATTATGAGGTTGAGATTGTCGTGAGGGAGGCGGGAAAGCGTGTATCCATTTGAACCAGCAGAAAAGCCCATGCCGATTTGCCCCCGATGCGGCGAAGAAGTCAATGACTACTACAAAATCAGCGGCGTTGACGAGCCAGAGGGCTGCGAAAATTGCGTTCACCTGGTTGACACGCTGGAGCATTTCGGAGTTGAAACTATAACCTGCCACTGTGGCAAAGAAGTCAAAGAAGTCTATATCGCCAGTGGAGTTGATGGATTTTTGGGCTGCGAGGACTGCGTGAGTCTGATTTGCGCCCATGAGTATATGGGAGAACACGGCGAAAATCTCCGCTGCTTGGCGGGGGACATGAGATTTGAGGAAGCGAGGGATATGTGTGGCTAAGGAGGACAGCGTAACCTTCTACACCTCCGGAAAAGCTGTGATTGACGTGCATTTCCCCAATGGCATGACGGTTTGCAGGTGGTGCGCACATGCCAGATACGCAGACGGCTTGCGCCGGTCATTTTGCGGGCTGACAGGTGAAACGCTTCCATATCCAGACACCAGCAGGGGCATCATTTGCCCCGTGACCTTTGACAATGAAGAAAAAATAGGAGAGTGAAAATATGGGCGTTCCGGTATTGATTTTGGGCGAAAGCGGGTCTGGAAAATCCAGCAGCCTGCGCAATTTTGAACAAGGCGAAGTCCTTGTGCTGAACGTAGCAAACAAGCGCTTACCATTCCGACAGAAGCTGGATATAGTGAGCAAGGCGACATATAACTCCATCGGCGAGCAGCTCAAAATTGGTGAGTACGGCGCATTTGTCATTGACGACAGCCAGTATCTGCTTGCGTTCGAGCTGTTCGACCGAGCGAAGGAAACCGGATATGGCAAATTCACGGACATTGCGGTGCGGTTTCGCAATATGCTCCAGTACATTGCCGAATCCCTGCCCGAAGACTGTGTTGTCTACTTCCTGCACCACACCGAAACGACCGATTCCGGTCGGGTGAAGGCAAAAACCGTCGGCAAGATGCTCGACAATCACTTGACCGTTGAGGGGCTTTTCCCGGTGGTTCTGCTGTGCCAGACCGATGGCAAGACCCACAAATTTATCACTCAGTCCGACGGCTACACAACGGCGAAGAGCCCGATGGAGATGCTCCCCAGCGAAATGGACAACGACTTGAAGGCGGTTGACACTGCCATCCGTGAATATTGGGAGCTTGCTCCGCTGAAAAAGAATAGGGAGGAAAAATAAATGAGCAACTATGGAAACATCGACTGGGGAACCGTGGATGAGAGTCAGGAGTTTAGCAATCTGGAGCCGGGCGGCTATATCTGCCGTATCACATCCGCAGAATGGTTTGGCGAGAAGGAGTACTACAAGCTTGAGTTCGACGTCGCAGAAGGCCCGCAGAAAGACTACTACAAGGCGGCTTATGACCGCAGCGGCATGTGGTTTGGAAACTTCATTAAATCCGTCAAGCCGAAGGCAAGGGGCTTTTTCAAGGGGATGCTGACCGCCTTCGAGCGCAGCAATCGCAACTTTATCGCTGACCGCTTTGATGGTCACCCTGATTCTCTCCGTGGGCTGATGATTGGACTGATTATCGGCGAGGAAGAGTACATCAACAAAAACGGAGAGAAGCGGGTGCGCAACTATGTGGAGTCGCAGCGCTCCATTGACTTCATCAAGGCCGGTGATTTTGCAATCCCTGCACTCAAGACGCTCCAGAGCAAAGAGGGACAGTATCAGCCCATCACAGGAGATGACCCAAAGCTTCCTTTCTAAGGAGGGCGCATCATGCCCAATAGAATCATTAAGGAATCCATTTGCACCAGCGAAAGCCTGTCCCAACTCAGCGACTTTGAAGAGAACTTCTTCTACAAAATAATCGTAAATTGTGATGATTATGGGCGATTTGATGCTCGTCCGGCCATATTGAAATCACGCTGCTATCCGCTCCGGGAGCGCTTAACGCTAAAGAATATTGAAGATGCGCTTTCAAGCTTGGCGAGTGCAGGATGCGTTGAACTCTACATTGTAGACGGGAAGCCCTTCCTGCGCCTCCCAACATGGGAAGTCCACCAGCAGATTCGAGCGAAAAAAAGCAAGTTTCCTGCGCCGGATAGCACCGGATATCAAATGATATCAGATGATTGCAAATGTCCCCGTAATCCAATCCAATCCAATCCGAATCCGAATCCGAATCCGAATCCGAAGACGAAAACGGCGCACAGCGTGCGCACGGGATATTCGTCATCGTCCGCTGTCGCATTTTTCCTGAATCATATCAACCCGACTGCGTCAGATTTGTCCATCGATGAGATAAGCGGCTTTGCCCAAATCCTGCCGGAGGCGCTTATTATCCACGCCATGCAGATAGCTATGGATGAGAAAAAGACAAATTGGGGCTATATCCGTGGCATTCTGCGCAACTGGCACAGCAAGGGGTATGTCTGTCTTGCTGATGTCAAAGTCGGCGAGGAGAGGCGCAACCCTGCCGCAGAAAAAGTGCAAGGCTCTGGAGGGTTGAGCGCCATAGAAAAAATGCTGCAAGAGGAGGGGGCGTTATGACACGTTCTGAGGCGATAAAGTTGGTGGGTGCTGTCGTTGCTGCTTACCCAACGAGCGAAAAAATTGCAGGAGAAAAGAACATCCGGGCAATGGTCGATTTGTATGCCGACATTTTTACTGCCGATGATTTTAACACAGCAATGGCGGCTGTAAAAATGCATGTGAATGCGTCAAAGTGGCCTCCGAGCGTTGCGGAGATACGGGAGTGCATGACAAAGGTGCAGCCACCAAAGCCCGATATCACATGGATGAAGGACTACATCGACTACAGCGGGATTGAGAGGGCAGAGGCATGAAAACGATGAATTTATGCGGCAAGTGCGAGCGTAAATTATCCGGTGCGATGGGATTGAAGGTCTGGCGGGTTCTGCCGCATCGGTCGCACTGCGATGTATGCGCCAAGAAGGACTTTTTGACGGTTTGCGAGGTGAAGGGATGATAAGCTTCGATATTCCGTATCCGTCCGGCAAGGACGCAAAGGGTCGCAGTCTCAAGAGCGCATTCAACAAGCGCTACGGGCTGAACGCATACTACGCAGGCAAGCACTATCGGGCGAGAGCAAAGGATGCATCAGACCTGCACGCTTTGACGCTGGGCTGCATGAAGCGGGAGCGGGTGCAGAAGCGGATGTTTGACAAGCCGGTGACCGTTACGTTCCTTTGGGACGATGGGCTTGATATCGACAATCATGCTGTCTTGGGCAAGGCGATTGTGGATGCCATGAAGGGCTATCTTTTGCAGGACGACAACCGCAAGCACTATGTCGAGTGTGTTCATAAGTTTTGGGATGGCGGGTGTATTCGGGTGATGGTGCGGGAGGTTTCGGGATGAAAGACGCAGCGCACATAGCGCAGGAGAGTATGTTTGAGAGGACGGAACAAGATGGAACGTGAGAGCATTATCATCCACAACGACACAGGTATGGCGATGGAGCGCTGCCTTGTCTATGTGCAGTCGATAATTGAGCGTGGGCGAATTTCCGACTACGGAAAGAGCTATTGTTTCGTCACCCGCTTTCGGGACGGAGTGCTAGTGTCAGCGACACGCAACAAAAATTCAGACACGTTTGTGGTCTGGCGGGAGGATGAGCAAGATGGATAAAAGGCTACTGAGCTGCCCGCATTGCGGCGGGGAAGTAACTGCATTTATGGACAACTACGGAAAATATGCCATCCACTGCGCAGCGTGCAATATGTATTTTGGCGTTGAGCTGGAGTGCGGCGTTGAGTTGGAGGTTGGGTGGCTGGCAACATATCCCGACACGGACGCACTGACAGCCGCATGGAATAAATGTGCTCCGCTGGAGTGGGAGGCCGAAGAACTGCGGCGGCTGAACCGTTACAAGGCTTACTGGGATGGACTATATGGGCAGGGACTCGAGGTTGCCAACTGGCACCAGAACGGGCAAACCGAACCTCTCGACTCGTTCTTGGATGATGCCGAGAGCGAGTTGGAGCCCGACAGGTGGGCGGAGATGCCAAAACCGCCGGATGAGGGCTGACCATGTACCGAGAGAGGTATACACAAGGAAAGTTGGATTACAGTACTCCGGCTGATATCATGACCGCCATGATTAAGATGGAGCGTCACCTGGACGACTACGAAAAAGTCATAGTCAGCATCTCCGGCGGCGCAGACAGCGACATTGTGCTGGACATGATCGAGCGTGTCGGCCACGAGGGGCAGGTGGAATATGTTTGGTTTAACACCGGCATGGAATATCAGGCGACGAAGGACCACCTGCTGTTTCTGGAGGAAAAGTACGGCATTAAAATAAAAAAGCTGGATGCAATTGTTCCGGCTCCGCTGGGATGCAAGAGATATGGGGTTCCGTTTATCAGCAAGCAGGTGAGCGAATGGATAAGTCGATTGCAGCACCATGACTTTCAGTGGGAGGACGGAACGCTAGAGCAGTTGGAGGCCAAATATCCAAAGTGCAGGGCCGCCCTGCGGTGGTGGTGCAATGAGAAAGGCGGCAAGTCGGGATTCAATATCAAAAATATCAAGTGGCTGAAAGAATTCCTGATGGCCAACCCGCCGACATTTCCCGTGTCGCCAAGGTGCTGCGACGGTGCCA